TCATCAACCGGAATGACCTTGCCCGAGGGGCGATTCTGGCGCTGGTCGTTTGTGACCTGGCGCACATGTTGCGGGAGCTTGTTGATCGTCAAGCACGGACGCGCGTTGATCGTCTGCCCCTGCACCGCACCGCGAGTCGCCAGCACCTCTTGCGGCCACTGCCAGCGGTTGTCCGGGGAGCCCGCCATAAAGCGCAAGTCATCGAGCTCGCTGTCACGCGACTCGCTGTACGCCGACAAGGACTGTTCCAAACGCTTGCGCATGGTCGCCAAAATGCCCGCAGCATCACGCGTGCTGCGTGACTGCGGGCTGTTGGCGACCTGTGCCGCGCCCTTTATGCCTGTCGGGTCTTTAGCCATGATTACTTCTTGCCCTTCTTAGCCGCCGCGCGGCGCTTAACCGCATACGCGATAGCAACCGCTTGCTTGACGGGACGGCCGGATTTTACTTCGGCGCCAATGTTTTTGCGAAACGCCGCTTTGCTTGCACTCTTAACCAGAGGCATTAGCGCATCCCTCCGCGACCTCGCGGGCGCCCCGGCGAGGGCATGAAGTCCACCGTCGTACGGATGGCGTCTTCACTCATCGCGCGCTTTGGCATCCGGGGCTTTTGCATTTTTGGCGGATTTACGCGGCTTTGCACGATCATGTCGCCGATCGTTGCGCCGGGCGACACGCCGGTCATTTTTCGGTAGTTCATTACTTTTTACCTTTTTTGGCCGTTTTGGCGGACTGTCGGAAAGCTTTGGCGGTAGGAGCACCTTTTGCACCAGGCTTACGCATCTTCTCACCGCTGCCTGCAGCGATGCGAGCACGCTTTCTATTGATGTTCTCATATAGACCCCGTTTAGCTGCCATTAGCTGCACTTCCATCGTTTGAGTGATGCCTTAGCCCGTGTTGCCGGGCCTTTAGCGTTACGCACAACACCTTTCATGCGTGCACAGAATGACTTTTTGCGGCCTGCATCGGCCTTGGTTTTTGGGCTGGGCGCGGGGGCTTTGAGCTTGCTTCCCGTCTCGCGGTTGTACTTCGCGCGGCCTTTAGCAGTAAGCCCCGCCCCTGCCTTGGTAGACAGCTTTTCCCCGCGCCCAACCGACAGTGAGACAGACTTGCGAGCCACTTATGCTCCCATCCAACTGCCCGAGACGCTACCCTGATATTGGACAACACGTCGAGCCTTCTCTCTATATTCGCGCTGCCCGAGCGGAAATGCAAATGTCACCGCAAGCGCGTCAGCCGCGTCAGGGCTCGCAAGCCCTCGCGACTTCATCTCTTTCTTACCTTCTAAGAATATCGTACCTGATGAGTTCGGCTTCTGCGTCGGCCCGCACAGGTCGGTCATGAGCTGCCGATCGTTCGGTATGCACCCCTCGCGCAGCCAGTCACGCATCGTGCCCCACAGCTCCGCACGCTTGTTGCCCCACATCACCGGGTTCTTTGCCTTCCAGCCAAAGTTAACCCCGCGCACCTTATAGCGCTGCTCCTTGAGCCGATCGAGGATGCCGTACCCAAGCCCGCCCTCATCGATGACGGTAAACACCGGGTTGAACTCCTCGATCGCATCAATGACGCGCCCCACCGTCGTCATGGTGTCGTCGCCCTTGTACCGCTTGATCGCGATGATGTCGCGCCCTTGCCGCGCCACGATCACGGTGCTGTCGGCGCCCGAGCGCGCCGGATCCACCCCGAGCACGATCGGCGCCGTCTCATCCTTCCACCTTGGCCGGTGCGCCGCCGCGTCCACTACCGACGGGCCAATGAACTGATCGTCACCTTCAAGCGGAAACTGACCGTACACCTCGACCCGTGCCTGGGGACTGTCCGGCCCATACTCATCAATAATCTGCTGATAGACCGCCTTGTCGGTGTCCTCCACCTCACGCGCGTCAATGCTCTCGGTCTGCCAAAACGCCCGTTTGGCGTTGAAGCACTCGAAGAAGTACCCCTCGTTGCGGCGCGGGTTACTGAACGCGCACCAAAAACGGTTCGGTGTGTTTTCCGTAAAGAAGCCCGCCGACACCGCCCAGATGGGGTCGGGTATACCGCTCGCTTCGTCGAAGATGACCATGACGCCATCATGGTTGTGCACGCCCGCGTACGCGTCGGGGTTCTCCTCCGACCACAGCCGGCCCTCGACTGACCAGTAACGGGTGCCTTTCTTAAGGTCACGCTCGACCAGCTCCGCGATCCACTTGGCCGGCATCACCCGCGTGGCGGACACCTCGAACCAATGGCTGTTGATCATCAGCGCCAGCCACTTAGTGATCTCGGCCCACGTCACCGAGCGTAGCTGCGCCTCGCTGTTGGCCGACACAATAGTTGTGCTGCCTATGCGCGTCGATAGCATCCACAAGATCAGCCAGCTCACCAGCGCCGACTTGCCGATACCGCGCCCAGAGGCCGTCGCCGCCCGCAGCACCTCGAACGCCTCGCGCTGTTTGTTAGCGCGGATATGGGTAGCAAATTTGCGCAGCATTTTTAACTGCCATGTGCGCGGGCCAATAAAGTGCTCAAGCGGGGTGCCCTTCTGCCCCCACGGAAACACGAACCGCACGAACGCTTCGGGGTCGTCCTTGATCGTGGGCGACCAGAGTTTGCTCATTAAGAGCTGTTCATCTTCGGCGTTATAGATCGGCAGTTGCATGTTCGCCTTCGATCGTCAGTGGGGCGCGTACGTTTTCAGATAGTCGGCCAGCAATGACGCGAGATTCCGCTTCCTGCAGCGCCGCTGTGATACTGATTTGTTGCTTGATGTCGACTTGCACCTGTTGCTTCGCCACCCAGCCATGCACATGCGTAAGGATGGCAAGGGAGGCTTTGGTGTCTCCGGCTTTAGCCGCAAGGTGTAGCTGCGTGGATGCCTCAGCCTCGCCATCGGCGCGACCTTTCTGTTCGGCCATTTGGGCTATGGGATCTAACTGACATAAGCGCCGGTACTCCGTGGGCAGCAACCCGGCGGCCAAAGCCAGCGAGTCACCCTTGAGGCCAATCTTCGCGGCGTCGTATATCGCCTGCAACACTTTTTCGGTCGCCCTGATTTCGCGGGGCGCGAAGGGTAAGGACTGGAAGCTCATACAGTGAGCATAGCGCGGTTTGCATAAAAATAAAAAATTTTTTGCGACACCTCATAGCATTTTTTTGGCCGGTCGGTCGGCCCTCCCCCCCCATCGTTTTTTGCGCGGCGCCAGCCAGCCCGCCAGCCCGCCAGCCTACAGGCCACCGGCCGCCAGCCCGCCAGCATCGAGCGCGTGAGCCGGTGCGCGCGCAGCGCGTCGCCGTCGGTCGTTGGGTCATTTGGGTCATGGTGCGCGAGCCGGTGCGCGCGCCAGCGCGGACGTGCGGCCGTCGGGCTTTGGGTCATTTGGGTCACGCGTTGGCCGATGACCCAAATGACCCAAGCGCTGGGGAGCTGGGCGCCCTTTGGGTCATTTGGGTCATTTTGTCACGCGAAAAAAGTCGGAGCGCCGAAACATTTGCGCGCTCGAATGGCGAGAGCTGTATGCCCATACAGTAAAAATACAGCTTTACAAATTGATATAAAAACATGACCTAAATGACCCAAAACCTACTCGCGCCCTATGTTTTCAAGCCCGCGCGCTTGTGTCATCCGCGCTCGATCCATGACCCAAACACGACCCAAATGACCCAAACAAATAATGTTTGACGGCGTGACCCGTTTCATGTTGAGATTCGCTTGTCGAATAACTAACTAGCTTTATGGAGCCCATGATCATGACTAAAAATGAACGACACCAGCTCAACCTCGCCGCGTACTACACGCACGCTGGCTATCGCGACTTGGCCGCGCGCACTATCGCGATCATCCACCGCAGCGCCCGCAAGGGCTCGACGCAAGCTGCAGCGCTCGATCGCGTCGCTGAGCTGGGGCTCGCCGATCGCGTCGTTATGTTCAACGGCTGCCTCGCTCACGTCGACGACGTCCCGGCGGTGCGCTCATGACCCGCGTGCTCGATGCCATCGTCATGACGTGCGTCGGCGTGCTGTGCGCCGCCATCGTGCTCGACGACTATAACCTCGCGATCGGCGCCGGCCTATTGGCCGGCGTCGCCGCTCTGCTCGATGACCTGATCCGCAAGTAACCTAAAGGACACTAAAACCATGAAATTCGAGATTTCAAACGATACGATCAAAGCTCTGTTACTCGCCGCCGCTAAGGCGGATATCCGGTACTACTTGAACGGCGTTTGCATCGACGTCCGCGCGACCGATGCGGTAGCCGTCGCCACCAACGGCCATATCCTGCTGGCCGTGCCGCTCGCGCTCGCCGATGACGCCGGCGAGCTGGTGCCGGGTCAGTACATCCTGCCGCGCGAGGCGCTCGAAGGCGTTAAGCCCACGCACAAGTCGCTGCCCGTCACCATCGAGGTGCTCACGCCGGCGCCGACGCCCGATCCAGACCGGCCGGGCGTCACCATCTGCAAGCCGCCGACGGCGACGGTATTCGCTGGCGGCGCCGTCGCGCATACGCCGCTGATCGACGGGCGGTATCCTGAGTGGCGGCGCGTCGTGCCGCTCTCGGTGTCATACGAGCCCGGCCAATATAAGGCGGACTATGTGGCGGCGTTTGGCAAGATGCACAAGCTGTTAGGCGGCGGCGAGTCGCCAGCGCTCGCGCACAATGGCGAGCACGGCGCAGCGCGCGTCTTGCTGCCAGCCGATGCTGTCGGCGTGATCATGCCCATGCGCTACTCGACCCGCCCGTCGTTTGATAATCCCGCATGGCTGGCGGCGCCGGGCGCCGTCGCGGCGGCCGCCTAACCGTTTGCTCCACTAGGGCGCCGCCCATGGGCGCCCGTTTTTTAACCTATCGGAGAATCAGACCATGATGACGTTTTATATACCGGGCAAAACACACTTGCTGTCGATTGCTACCATGCAAGACGGCGAATATCGCTGCGCGTACTACAAGCGAACGCTCGCAGAGCTGCGCGCGGAAACGGGCGAGGATGTTCAGCTGCTACCGCTCGATGAAGCCGGGCGGATGATCGACGACGCGCAAACGCGCGCGTATTGCGGCGCGCCGGTGGAAATAACGCGCGAACAATTCCACGAAATGCTGGGAGTGCTACCGCCGGCCAAATGGCTACGCGGTACGGCGTCGGAGGCGTTTTTCGTGCCGGAGGCGCTCTGCGCGGATATATACAGCTGGCACGTTCGCATCGGCGAGCGGTACTGGTGTCTAAATCGCTCAGGCACGCGCAAGCCGGAGTCCATCATTTCAGAAGTCGCAACGGCCGTGGGGGTGACGTTATGAGCGGCAAGATATACGTGCGCATGACTGACCGTTTCATGAGCGGCTGGGGTGCATGCGTCGGCAAGCGCAACGTGCTCGTGATCGTATGCGACAACTGGCGCCAAGCCGAAATGATTCGCCGCGCGGCGCGCGATCGCAGCGAAATGGAGCGGGTCGCGATCGTTGGCAAAATGCCGCGCGCCCGGCCGGGCGTGCTCTACAGCGTGAAGACGTTTGCGGATATGCCCGGCTGGCATGAGTTCTACACGGCGCCCGGCGCTAGGGTGACGGCATGAGCGCGCCGCGCTGGGAAGTATTGACGCGCATCGGCCATCGCTGGGAGAACGTATGGAGCCTCGATGAAGAGCCGGAGACGTTCGCAAGCTATGAAGAGGCTGACGCGGCGCTGGCGGAACATTTGCGCGATTGCCGCTATGCGGTAGACGCCGGACACCTCGACGACGTGCCGCCGCGCTCTGATTTCTTGATCGTTCGGTGCGGACTGTCGGCGGCCGATTTTTATCGGGCGCTGCAGCTATCGCCACCATGTAAACCACAACAGGATATGACACGATGAAAAAGCTGATGACACTCGCCGCGCTTGCGGCCACTGCTACCACTGCCCATGCGGACGTTTTCGCCATCGCTGGCATGGCGCCGCCGGACAAAGGCCGCACCATTCTGACGACGGAGCCGTGCGCGCTCACCATCGACGCGGCCGCGCTCAAGACGACGCCGGCCAACGTCCAGAACATGCGGCGCGTTTTTTACTACCTCGACGACGGCCGCACCGAAGAGGGATGCTGGAAGTATGACGCCGAGACGGTGCTGCTCGCATGGCCGGCGTCGAACGTGCTGACCCGGCGGCCGCTCGCGAATTTCACACTCAAGCGGCGCGCGGGCGCTGCGGCATGGGGCGCGCTCTGATGGGCGCCCGGCCAACATCGCCAGCGCGCGAGCGCTGCCCATGCTGTGCGGGCTCAGGATATGACGCGCTCGCCGTCGACGAGGACGGCGGCGCGGTCACATGCTGGGCATGCGACGGCGTAGGCTTCGACCCGTGGCCGCCGCCAGCCTACGCGCGCGCTCGCGCTGAGGCTGACGAGTGGGCGGAACAGGAGCGCCGGGCGTTTTCGGACTTGCGCGGCGAGTTGAAAACGCTGACGGAGCTGATACAACAGGCAGAGAGGCGCTGAGATATGCTTCGATGGTTGTTGAACTATTGGCGCCGGCGTGATGACTACCGCCGGCGAGAATGGGCGAGCGTACCGCCGCCCGCATGGGGCGCCAAGCGCTCGGGTCGCGACTATTGGTGACGCATGGCGAAAATATCAGACGACGAGCTGCGCGACCTATTCGGCGCTGATGACGTGCCACACGGCCCGGCCGCCGCGCGATGGGAGAGCCCAGACAAGCGCGCGGAGCGCTACCGGCAGGCGCTCGAAGGAATCCTAGCGTGCGCGCCGTGTAGCCGCGCCGTGATCATGCTGCAAGCGGTCGCCGCTCGCGCTCTAGGGTATGAAGCCTTAGAGCGCGAGCTACTGCGACGCCTAGAGCCGCCCACATGATCGCGCTATTTGTGGGCGCGATCGTGGCGGTCATCTGCGCTTGGTTATTTAACGACGGCGAGTGACGGCGGCGCGGCCGGTTCGACCGCTCGCCTGAGCTCCGACTTGCTGCGCGTGACCATATCGGGCGCGCAGAACAGGTGCTTTTTGCTCGGGTAGTCGCCGCTCGCGACGCGACCCAAGTCAATCCAGCCCGCCTCGCGTAGCGCGTGCAGTAGCGCCGACTGCGGCACCTTCACGCCTGCAGGCATGGCGCCGGCGACGCGATCGCACACGGCGTGGAACGGCGAGCCGATCACGCCGCGCGCAAACTCGCCGGACTTGGCGCGCATCATCTCGACAAGGTACGACTCGGCCGTGCTCATGCCCGCGTCGATCATGATGGCCTTAGCCTCTGTCATCGGTGGGACGGCGCCGGGGTTGAACTTGGAAACGTCGTAGGAGGAAAGCCAACAGGCAATTTGCTCGAAGCCGCCGGCCTTATACCAAGCCCAGAGACGCGCCGCGTCGCGCTCAGGCAGACGCTCGGCCTCGCTCCAGACGACCATCCAGCGACGATCGTCAGAAGGCAAGCTGATAGCGGCGCGCTCGTTGGAGAACGCAAGGACGAAAATGCGATTCAGCGCATCGTACGGGTGTAGACCCTTACGGTTGACGGGCAGAAGCTCAGGCGGAGCCGCGATAATAGGCTTGAGCTGATTTTCCAACGCGCGGCGATCCTTGGCCTCAGCTTGGCGCAGCTCGTTAATGACCATGATTTCCGCTTCGAGCGCGTAGCCCCATTGGCTCGACAACTCTTCGTTGCGCACCATCGACACGTTTACGTTAAGAGGCCCGCCAACAGCCCATAAGAACGGCGCCCAGAGAGTATCTTTGCCAGAACCAGGACGACCGGCGTGTAAAACGGCGTGATTTATTTTTACATCGGGGTGCTGGACTTTGTACGCCATCACGTTTAAGACATGAGCGCGCTCGGCAGGCTCAGGGATCATGTGCTCGAAGTGCGCAAGCCACGGCGACACGTCGCCGCCGCCGCTTACGACCGGACGCGCGTTGCGCCAGCGGTTGCCGTACACGAGGCCAGCACGCGAGACGAGAATATCCTCGCCCGCCGCGTAGGTGACGCCGACGAGTGAGTGCGCGCCCTTCTCTTGGCGGTGCTCGTCGAAGCAGATGGACGCCTCGATGGCTCGGCCGGTGCGTATGGATTTAGAGGAAACGTGACGGAAAAGTGCGTTGAACGTCCCGCGCGAAATTTCGCGGCGCTCGACCATATCAAAGTACGCGTCGTCGTCCTGCAGATAGGCGAAACGCTCGTACCATTCATTCTTAGTCAGTCGCCCAAGCTCACGCCGGCGCACCTCTTCGATGACTTGTTGCGCAGCGTCAGGATATGAGTCGGTCGGCGTAATCTTCGAGAGCGCGGACTCCATCGTCTTAGCAAGGAGCTCATCGCGCAGACCGTAGCCCGTCGCCGGGCCGCCTTCGGCCTCGACCCAACGGAGGAACCGCTCGCTGTTCCAGTCGCCGCAGTGCTCATGGAAGCAGTCGAACGCGCGGTGCACCGGGTGATAGCGCCCTTCTGGGTTGTTGTCGGAGTGCTCGGCGTGGTTCGGGCACACGACGCCCGCCCAGCCTGTGCTGTTCGGTGGGTTGATGACGAGGCCTTGCTCGGAGAGCCACACGAGCACGGCGTCGTTGCCGTCGTCCTCAATGTGCATCGGCTGGTAAGAGGCGGTGTCAGCGGCGGCAGGCGTAACGCCGAGCTCACGACAGATTTGATCGAGAGTGAAAAACCGGATAGGCGAAAACTCAACGAGGCGCGCGGCAAAGTTATCGCGCCCAGGCTTTAAGTTGATCGAGCCGGGGATGCGAAAATTACGAACGGCGTTGATTGCGCCCTTGTCGGTGTAACCGGCCTCGGCGATCGCAAAAATCGCAGCGGCAAAATCTTCTTTGGTCGGCTGCTGGTCGTAGTCGAACGTGTAGCCCCACTGGTAGTTACCGGGACTCGTTTCGATCTTCCATGACGGCTCCAGAGGCGGAATCTTGGACTTAGTACCCACGTCATCGAGCACCATGAACGCGACGTGTTTCGAGAACGCGGCGCCTGCTGAGAGCTTGCCGTCCTTGAACCGATCAAGCACGAAGAGCGCCGTGTTGCCGTACCAAGCGGCGGGCTTGTCCTCGCGGTAACGCTCGGGCAGGCACGGCGGCCAGGTGTATTTCGGCGTGCCGTCGCCGTGCAACGCCGGGGCGCCGTCGTAGATACGCGGCTTTTGGCGCACAAGTAGAATTGTCTCGCCTTCTGGGGCGGCCTGTGCTAAATAGTCGACGAAGGTCATCATCGTTCAGTTCTCCTTAGAGCGTTAGCCCCGGCTCCCACCGGGGCTTTTTTATTTCCCGTACCGCTTCATGACCTTCACATCGGCCTTGAGCGGGAACCCCTCAGCCCACGCGGGCGCCGTGCACATGACCTCTCGCAAGGTGGCGACGGTCACATCGGCGGCGTCCTCGGGGCACTCCAAAACAATTTCGTCGTGAACATGCAGCACAGTCGACAGCCCTCGACGATCCAGCTCGCGCAAGCTCTCGCGCAGTAGATCGTTCGCTGTAGCCTGAGTGATGTTCTCGCACGCAAGGCCACGCCACAGTCGAGCGCGAGGCCATTCGGTCGCGTCGGCTGCGGGTTTCCATGCGGCTTTCAAGTACGATACGCCATCCTCTTCGAGGCGTGCAAACGGATAATTGAGCACGCGTCCGCTTGGCAACATGTACCAAAGATGCAACTTGTCGTACAAATACGTCACGCGTCCGGCGCTGAACTCGTGGCCGGGATTGCGCATGGCGCGCATGTAGGCGTTCTCAAGTAATTGCCAGTAG